TATATACTCAACAACCCCCGTTGTTACTACAGAATGTAATGTAGTGAACTTCAGTGATCCGTATAACATTAGTACTGCTAACTTTAGTGGATTTGGAACTTTCACCGAAGGTGAAGAAGTTGAACAACTCTTGGAAAGTAAGAGTAACTTCATCCCCGGTAAATTTTACACGGTCGGGGAGAAGGTAGCTCAGAAAATTCCGGGCGCCAACCCAACTGGACATGCCTCAGGAACCGTGGTTGAGTTTACATCCAGAAATCCAGGCAATTCGGCAGATGTATCAGACACAACACTCCTAATTGAAATTGATGAAGGATCCACCTTTGAAGTTGGTGCTTTTGCTCAACCTATTCTTGAAGGTTCATTATCTAGTTCCGGTGTGTTTACTCAAAGTACAACTGGAAAAATTACCAGTACCAACAACTACGGTTTAAATGGATCTTTCTTTAGTGGTTCTTTAGGAACTGCTGGATCAACCACAGGTAACCAGTACTTTGCTCAAGTTCCCGTCACAATTGGTACTGGTAGGATTAAACAAATCAGAGAACAATCTGATGATGCACATCAAATTTCATTGTTCGATATTGAAATGTTCAATAAGAGATCGGGTGTTAAGTTCTTCTTATCAGAAGCTAGATCCGTATTTTATGGATTTAGTAAGACCAGTAACAAATTAGGATCGATACCAACATCTGGTGGTAAACTATTCGAAGTTCACCCAACATATATCGGCAAGGTTTTTGGTATTCAAAATAGCAAACTATTTTTCAATGTCCCACAGGGTGATGTTGTAAAGACCGTCAACTCTTTAGATTATAGAATTCAAAGAGAATACGACATTGATTTGGCCGAGGGTACTGACTCCAACACCATTAGTACAGGTTCGACTTTACTTAGATTCGTTGGCGGTGGTTCTAGTGGCGGATTAGTTGAAGGTGCAGACATCAACAATTATATCTTAGTCGATGCCGATGGTAAGATCATGGATATTTACTCAGGAGCTTTCCAATTATTCACAAACAACACCGATTTTGGTGGTAACGGATCTCTAACCATCACCAAGAATACTGGGGGTGGTGTTGGGTCTTATCCGGAAACCAGCAAATTTAAATTAATTGCTATGTTGGATGTTAATCCGGGGTCTAGTATACTAACCAGTCCCATTAGAAAGAAAATACTAAGAGAAACTACTGACACACTCGAAACAACCGATGTTAAAACAGATTCTAGTGGTAACGATTACTTTAACTTAACCAACAATGACATTTATGAAGTTAAGAGTATATTTGATACTGGAATTTCTGCTACCGCTGACATTTCATCTACGTTCACGGTGGATGATGGTCAACGAGATAATTATTACGATGTTGGTAAACTGTTCGTAGTTAACAATGGTTTAGTTACCTTTGGTACTACAGCTGATGTTCAATCAACTGTAAACAAAACCGCCAATCTAGTTGGACCAGTATCCGTTACATACAGATACTTCGAACACACTGGTGAAGGGCCTTTTGTGGTTTCATCTTACCTAAATGAAACACCAGCTGATGGCGAATTGAAAGTAACTTATGATGATATACCACAGTACGTTTCTACTGACACAGGCGAAACTACTAGGTTACAATCAGTTGTAGATTTCAGACCAACGAAATCTGCTGGTGGTACTTTTGGTGGGGTTTTCATTCCACATTCTGGACAATCTTTCAATATTGCTTATTCATATTACCTTCCAAGAATAGATAAACTTGCAATAACAAGAGACAAGTCCTTCAAGGTCGTTGAAGGTGTACCATCCTTAAAACCAGTATCTCCCGATGAAATCTCTGATGCAATGGAAATTTATAGGTTTGATATTCCAGCTTATACTTTCAAACCATCAGACGTAACCTCTAAGATCATTAGAAATCAAAGATTCACGATGAACGATATTGGTAAGATTAAGAGAAGAGTTGAACAACTAGAATACTACGCTACACTTTCTCTATTAGAAAGAGAAACCGAATCTCTGTTTATCAAAGATGCTAATGGTAACAACAGGTTTAAGAATGGAATCATCGTTGATCAGTTCTCTGGTCATAATGTCGGTAATGTAAGAAATGCAGACTACAATGTGTCTATAGACTTCCAGAATCAGGAATTAAGACCACCATTCGTTTCCAAGAATGTCAACTTTGATGTCCAGTCGTTGGGTAGTCTCAATCAAACTGTTGATGGTTTCATAACATTACCATACGATGAGGATGTTTTCATCAGACAACCTCTTGCAACGGGAAGTATCAACGTCAACCCATTCAGTGTTACCAATTGGTTAGGACAAGTTATAATGGATCCGCCTTCTGATAACTGGGTAGACACCGAACAAAGACCTGACGTTCTAGTTAACCTTGAAGGTGAAAATGATAACTGGGAAGAATTGGGAAGTGTCGCCTTTGGTACTCAATGGAATGATTGGGAAATGAACTGGACCGGATCGTGGACAGAAGCGCAATTCAGGCAAGGTAATCAAATTGGAACTGTAACATCTAGAGTTGGTACTGGAACTAGAACTGGTATCGAAAATCGAATTGTACCAGAACGTATCGAAAGAAATATTGGAAACCGGGTTGTTGATGTTAGTGTCATTCCGTTCATCCGAACAAGGAATGTTTCCATAACCGCAACGAACATGAGACCTAACACACCAGTACATGCTTTCTTTGACGGTATTAATGTAGACGAACATTGCACGTTCATAGATGATTCTGGTACAACCAAGAGAATGACCGAATCGGAGTTGTTAACCGACGCGAACGGTGCAGTAACTTCTGCCAGGGTCTTAACCTTTGTAATACCAGCAGGTCAATTTAGAACCGGCGAAAGATTGTTTAGACTCACAGACGAACCATCGAATGATGTTAAGAATGCAAAAACATCTGCGGAAACTATCTATCCCGCACAAGGTATTCTACAAACACAAGAAGATGTATCAGTATCTACAAGACTACCACGACTTCAGAGAAACAGTGTTTCTGAAGAAAGAATCATCACAGATACCAACATTTCGTGGGAAACTATTCCACAGAATACAGACCCCGTGGCGCAAACATTCTTGGTTAGTCCATCTGAACATGCCAATGGAGTCTTCGTAGACAGTATTGATGTCTTCTTCAAGAAGAAGTCTGATACACTACCAGTCACTATGCAGATTCGTCCAACCAGAAATGGTTACCCACACTCTGCTGCGGTTCTGCCTCTTGCAGAAGTTGTTCACACTCCCGATCAGGTAAATGTTAGTGATAATCCAGACGCAGATAGTCCGGGAACAAGAACCAGATTTAAGTTCAGTTCACCAATCTATCTTCTACCACAAGAATACTCGTTGGTCATCCTTTCCAACAGTGACGACTATGAAGTCTTCATTGCTACTATGGGTGAAAATCAAATTGGAACTGAAAGCCCTGTAGTTGAACAACCCCACTTGGGTTCACTCTTCAAGTCTCAGAACTCCAGTACTTGGACACCAGATCAGAATTCTGACCTCATGTTTGTAATTAACAAATGTAAGTTCAAGGATGTTGGTAACAATACCGTAACATTCAAGGAAAGAAAAACAGGTGCGATCGAAGACACCAAGATAGATTTGTTCCAACTCAACGCTTCTAACATCAATTGGCCTACAAGTAAATTTAACCTATCGGTTAGAATGACTCCAAACGATGGTTCAAGTGTTAAAGCTACTGATGAACAATTCGCAATAGTTTCCAATGAAAACTTTGAATTGGATAGTAGTAGGAAGATAATTATGAACGGTACGGAAAACACTTTTGCTTTGAATGCAACAGTAGATGGATTAGATCCAGACGTTTCTCCTGTTCTAGACACTAGTAGATTGGGTCTGATTTGTATCGAGAATAAGATCGAAGGTAATAAAAACTTAGATCCCACAGGTGAATCCTACAACGGAGAATTGGACCCAATCGCTAAACCAGTAACACAAGGTGAAACAAGAAGAGCTCGATATATTACCAGACAGGTGAATCTAGCTTCTGGATTTGAATCAAGAAACATCAAGGTTCTCCTCACACAACAGAAACCAGATAATACTGAAATTCAAGTGTTTATCAAACAACAACCTGCTGGTGAAGATGCTCCATTCGAAAATCAACCATACATTCAGTTGACACCAAACACGACAGACAACTCTGATCAATTCCAAGAAGTAGAGTACACTTTAGATACTGATTTAACCGAACCAATGGGTAAATTTAGTATTAAGATTTGTCTATACTCAGATCAAGCTCCATTGAACACTACCGTTTATCCAGTTGTTAAAGATTTACGAGGTATAGCACTCGCATGAAAAATATGATAAATATAAAAGGTAGGCGGGATGTTGTAAAAGATTCTAATTCTGGTGCTATACTCTCAACCGACACCAAAGGGTTGTCTGAGTATAAACAAAAAGTTCAAGAACAAGAAAAAATACAAAAACTAGAAGAAAAAACTAACCAAATTCAAAATGAAATGGGCGAAATAAAGCAAATGCTTAGCGTTCTAATAAACAGAGGAAACTAATATGCCGGGTGTGACCCTAGAAAATTTAGCTATACAGGAAACATTTTATGGTTGGTTTACAAAAACCAATGAGATAATTGATAGCCTGAACGATACAGTAGGCAGTGGTGTTTCTGGCGCTGGTTTGTCTGGTGATAATTTAATTATAACTTTGGTTGACGGTACTACGTTTGATGCTGGAGTAGTATTGGGCCCACAAGGTGTGGGAGTTTCTTCTGGAGCAGTAATCGATGATCATCTAATCATCACTCTTTCTAATGGAAATAGTTTTGACGTTGGTAATGTAAAAGGCCCACAGGGGTCAACTGGTTTCCAAGGTCTTATTGGTATAACCGGATCTCAAGGAGTAACTGGAACGCAAGGACTTGGACTTCCGCCTGGTGGTTTGGTTGGATTTTCTTTGGTTAAGAAGGATAATACAGACTACAACACCGAGTGGAAAGATACTACTTTACAGATCAAAGGAACTCCCGGAAACATCGGTGGTTGGGAAAGTAAAAAAGTAGAAAACATTGTTGGTGAAGGACCACTGACTGAAGGTAGGAATAGATTCCCCAGATGGTCACCTAACATGTACATCGCTGAAGTGCATAAAGGTGGTGGAATAAGTTTAGACGGATCAACCGGGTTTTATAGATCAGCTGGTTATATGGGTGGTTACTCCAGTGGATATGATGATGGTGTTAGTGCTGGATATAAAATCTTAAACTTCTTTGAAAATACTAGTCGGTTTGAGGGTAATACTTATTATTATTCAAACACCGGTGATGCTGAAACCTTTAAAAGTTGTGCAGGGTCTTTGTTGGACGGACCAGCGGGTTTTTATTGGAATCGAATGAAATATTTCCCCACTCTGAAACTGACACCAATATACATTTCAAATTATTCTATAGTAGATCAGTATGTGCTTTATGTGTCCGGATATAGAGATGGTGCGACAGGAAGTTCCGAAGCTAACAAAAATAAGAGAAGGGGAACTTTTGGATTCTTCGGTATTCTACCGATTAACTCTTTCCCTTCGGGTTCACCATATTCTACACATAAATCATATGATGGATTCGTTGATGGATCCACATGTGCATATTACTTCAGACCCACTTCAGCTGCTAATGCAGGCACAACCATGGCTATTGCCAGGTCAAACGATGACTTTGAAGTCACAGGTGTTATTGATGGGGCCTATACTGGTGATTATGTCAAGGAAATAAAGGCAGGAAGAACGGGTCCAATTGGACTTTACTCATCCATCGCAGGTCCAAGGGGTATATCTGGTGGTTTCACTCTAGATCCAGGCTGGTACTTTATCGCTTCTGAATTTATTCCAGCAGCTTGGTTTAGTACAAACACATCGGTAGATTCCCAAGGAACATCTGCTGATTTTGATCCAGTCGCAATGGCTCAACATTCAGATGATGTTATAATTACTCACACAAATGCTAGTACTCATAATGGTGACATTGGATTGTTCGGACTAAATGGTTTTGAACTTGCTCCTGAAGGAGAATTGGTAAACCCATTAGCCGATGGAATTATCCCAACACCATTCACACCGTCATGTTATACTGGTATTTCTGTAGTTCAAAGAAAACCCAATGATGTTAGATCGTTACTACATCCAACAGGTTTACCACCATACTTGTGGTATGATTACGGATACTCGGGTGAAACCGGTTATGGTAGATTCGCAACTGCTGATTCTGGCCAGAATCATGCAATAATGGGTCCACATCTTGGATTACATTCGTATGATGTAAGTTCTAACGAAGCAACAATCACAGAAGAGGGTGGACTTGCAGTTAGAGCTCAAGATCATCTTCAGGCAAGTGCGCCACGCATCGCGTTGTCCATAGTTTCGACATCAAACGCACTTCAAACACTTGAAACGTTTGAACCCGGAGTCAGAGAAGTGGCTCCACCCGGATGTTTCTATGATTGTATCCAGCATCCTCCGTCGTCAGCAATTTATACTACCCCAGGCGGTGGAACCTTCGGTGATGTCGGTTACACCGGTGGACTCACCGGCCAACAAGTTGCTGAAGGTGTTCCATGTCCGGGATCTGCACAGTGTCCAGTTTATTGTTGTCCCGGAACAACTTATGCTAACTTCAGGTTTGATGGGAGAGTTTCAGGTGGTGATGAATCGAATGCTATCTCGGAAGGAAGACCAGGCGCTTTCGTTGAGTGCTTCGATACTCCTGATTGTGCTGTTCCTAGTTGTGGAGTTACGAGTGGATATGTGTGTGGTCCTTGCGTCGGCGGCGCATACGGAACTTCGGGTGATATTATTCTCCCCAATCCCGATCTCGATGGTGTCCTCAACCTCTGTGAAGCACCCGGGCCGTCGCCAAATGCACCGGAACCACCCGACAACAATAATCAAGCCGGTGGATTAAGTGCAGGAGTTCCTAGTAGTAGAACAATTTCTATCTTTGTTAACTCGGGAGAAGATCACCACACCAAATGGTTCGGTCTTGGATCTGGTGTTACGGCTTCAAACCACTTAATCTGGCACACCAGTACATATGGATGCACCACTGGTGTAGATTACAATAGATACGAAGGACCATAATGTCAGGTAACGTAATGTTGAAAGGTAGAATGTCCACGGGTCACTGTTTTACTCCAGTGGTATCTACTTCAAGTGCTCAAGGTGTTCTAATAAACGGCATACCTCCAGTCCTAGAGGGGGATCCGTATGTGGGGCCCCACAATTGTGGGGATAAATTTCACCCACCCGGTACAGCTGTATCTACACAAAGAATGGTACTTATCAATGGTAAAGCAGTTCATAAAGTTAAAGATCCAATTTCATGCGGAGATATTGCTGCGGGACCACCTAGTGTTGGTGTAATTATTGGTGGGTAACGCTTTCATACTATAAATACAGTATGGAGGTACAGATATGGCCATAGTTTCCTCAAGAGAAGATCTCAAACAATACTGTCTGAGACGATTGGGATATCCCGTAGTCGAGATAAACGTAGACGACGAACAGTTAGAAGATAGACTGGACGACGCTATTCAGTATTTGACCGAATATCATTTTGATGGTGTTGAACCACAATACTTAAAACATCAAGTTACACAAACAGATATCGACAATGGTTACCTTGATATGGATCAAGTAGATTCTAGAGTTGTGAGTGTTGTTCGCGCTTTTCAATTTGGTGCGGGTCAAAATAATACCGGAAATTTATTCAGTGTAAAATATCAAATCGCACTAAATGATTTTTACGGTTTAAGAAACCCAGTTAGTATCATGAACTATGACATCACCAAGAGGCATCTTGCCATGTTAGAAGATATTCTAACTCCAGAAAAACATGTAAGATTCAACAGAGTCACAAATAGACTCTACCTTGACATGAACTGGGAGGAAGAAATTACTGTAGGTGAATACTTGATGTTTGAAACATATGTTGCGGTAGACCCGGAGACTTTCAAAGAGTTCTACAAAGATCATGTTCTCAAACGATACGCAACCGCCAAGATTAAACACCAATGGGGAACGAACCTTTCCAAGTTCGAAGGCCTTCAGTTACCAGGCGGTGTTCAATTCAACGGTCGTGAAATTGCTTCAGAGGCACAACAGGAGATCGACAAGATCGAAGAAGAAATTCAACTTAAGTACGAACTACCACCTGATTTCTGTGTAGGATAAAAATGACAAACCCATACTTTTCCCAAAAACCAACTTCGAATAAGCTGCTTGAAGATCTCACAGTAGAGGCTATATCGATTTATGGTAAAAGTATGATATACATTCCCCGCTCACTTGTACGCGAGGATAAGTTATTTGGTGAGGATCCATCTTCTGCTTTCAATGACGGTTATCAAATTGATATGTATGTCGATTCTGTGGATGGATTCGGTGGTGGTGATCAGATAACCAACTTTGGATTTGAAATTCAAGACACAGCAGATCTTGTTGTGTCTAAGAAAAAGTTCAACCAGTTGATCGCAACAGACACGATCAAACACCCACGCGAAGGAGACTTGATCTTCTTCCCCATGACGAACTACATTTTAGAAATCAAGTTTGTTGAACACGAAAATCCATTCTACCAATTAGGCAAACTTTACACTTATCGACTCTCATGTGAACTGTTCCGTTACTCACACGAAACTCTAAACACAGGTTTCTCGGATGTGGATGGTTTACAGGATACAATAGACGGGACCACCGGGGCCGATCAGGATGGAAACGTCAGTATTC